AAAGGCGGTGGTTTCGCTTACGGCATCGTTAGGGGCATTAACAACAGCATTTGTGGGTGTAACAGTGGTAAAGACTGTAACTCCATTAATTACAGCTTTTGGTGCAGCACTTATGGCTAATCCTATTTTACTGGCGGCAACAGCACTTGCTACACTTACTGCTGGGATAGTTACATTTGCCATGCAGACTAAAAGGTCTACAAGTGAAACTGAAAAAGCGGCTCAGGCAGATCAGAAAGAAATTGATAAGCTGAATGAGAAGACAAAGGCTATAAAGGAAAGTGTGCAGGCAGCAAAAGACAGTTTTTCGTCTGCTGAGTCAGAAGTAGCGGCAGTAGATAAGCAGGCGGAAAGACTGAAAGAACTTAATAACATTGAACATAAGAACACTGCTCAAAAATCTGAGATGAAAGCAATAGTAAATTCATTATCTCAGCAAATACCAGAACTTGCAAATGCTTATGATGAAGAAAACGGAAAACTTAAGTTATCTAATAAGCAGATAACAGATAAAATTTCCAATTATAAAAAACTTTATATGACACAAGCTGCTGAGGCTGATATAAAGGAACAATATAAACAGCAGTATGAGGCTGAAATGGCACTTGCGGAGGCTACGCAGAAACGAGCAGATTCAAAAAAAAGATTAGCAGATGCAGAGAAAAAAGCAGAGTCAGCACAAAAGGCATTAGAAAAAGAGTATAAAGCTAATGCTGGAAATATGAATTATAATGAAAATTATAGTGAAACATATCAGAAAGCACAGCAGGCATTAAGTAAATACGCAGAAGAAAAGGAAAGACACAAAAAGACTTCCTCTGAATTAAATAAAACTATTAAAGAGCAGGAAAAAATAATTAAAGATTGTAATTCTAATGTAGATAAGGCACAGAAATATATTGAAAAGTATAGCAGAGCAACAGACGACCAAAAGAAAAAAACAAATAACTCAGCCAATGCCGCAAAGAAAGCTGCAAGACAGTATAAAAATCTTGGAAAAGCTTTTGATACTGCTGTTGTTCAGATGGGAAAGTCGGGCAGCAAGGTTGATGATGCCACAAAGAGAGCTTTTAGTAATTCTGTAAACATTGCTAAAAAGACAGGTACAAAGATACCTAAAGGACTTGCGGCAGGATTAAAAGATGGAAGTAAATCGCCTCAGACTGCACTTGATACATTAAATACAGCAATAAATAAAAAACTGATGATTCTTGCTACTAATGCAAGAAAACAGGGTGCATATATACCAGAGGAAATAACCAAAGGGATAAATGGCAGTTCTGCTGACCCGACAGTTGCATATGAAGCCATAAGCAAACAGATTCAGAAGCGTGCTGACAATATGCAGAAAAAACTTGACAAGGTCGGAATAAATATTTCTGCAGGGATGAAAAAGAGTTTTGAGAAAGGCGGCCAGAGTTCATTGGATGCAATTCAGAAATCTGATGCTAAAATATCAAAACTCATGAAAGCGGCAGGGGTAAACAGTGTTGATGGTCTGCTTGCCGGAGTTGAAAAGAAGAAACCTGAGGTTGTTAAGGCTTATGAGGACTTAGGTGATGCAGCAGACAAGGCTTTTAAAAAGAAACTTGATATTCATTCACCATCAAGAGTTTTTAAAAAGTCAGGCGAATATACGGTTGACGGTCTGATACAGGGTATCGAATCAAGTTCAAAAAATGTTGGAAAGTCTGCTGAACAGCTTGGAAATATTCTTGTTAAAGAATTGTCTGACAAGATTAAAAATAAGGATCTGAAAACTAACGGCAAAGGATATAGTGATGCCACGATTGCAAAATGGTGGAAAGCTGTCGTTAATGCTACATATGCCGGAACAACTGCACATACGAAGGCATTGCAAAAATATTATGCTGCAAGAAACAAAGTTACAAACGATGGAGAAAAGCAAAGGAAAAGCCTTGAAAAGCAGAGAGCAGCATATCAAAAAAAGCTGGAAAAAGAGCAGAAAGAGCGTCAGAAAAAACTGGAAGCACAGAAAAAAGCAACGGCAGAGAAACAACAGGCTCTTGTTACAAAGCTTCAGAACAAGATAGAAATGAGAGACTTGAAGACAAATGGACATGGTTACAACGAAAAGACTGTTAAAACATACTGGGATAAGGTTGTTAAAGCAACGAAAAAAGGAACATCTGCACATACAGATGCTTTAAAACAGTATTATGAGGCAAGAAATAATCTTATTAACAGTAAAAAGGAATATTTGAGTAATTATAAGAAAAGTTACAAGGAGTATATGTCAACTCTTAGATCAGAGTTGGAAGAACTTAAAAAAACATATAATGAATCCGTGAAGTCAACTAAAGAGTCGATTGCATCAAGTTTCAGCATTTTCAGTGATGTAAGTCTGACAAAAACGGATGACGAGAATGGTCTTGTAGTGAATTTACAGCGTCAGGTTGATGCACTTCAAAAATGGCGTACAAACCTGCAGGTTCTTCGTGACAGAGGAGCATCTGACGAGATGATGAAAGAAATCGAGGGTCTTGGAGTGAATTCTGCCGGGGATGTCGAAACGCTTACAAAGATGAATAATGAACAGTGGGCGGAGTACAAGCAGTTATACAGTCAAAAAAATGCTGTAGCAAAGATGGAAGCTGTAACGCAGAATAAAGATTTAAAAAAATCTACAGATAAGAAAATGAAAGAACTTGAAAAAACATATAAGACAAAGATAGCCAAACTCAAAAAAACATATCAAAAAGAAATGAAATCAATCGGTGCGAATGTGGCAAAAGGTTTTGCAAATGGTATCGAAAAGGGAAGTAATGATGTGTATAAGGCTATAGCGAAACTGACAGGGCAGACGGTGAAGCAGGTTAAGAAAAATCTTGGAATACATTCGCCGTCAAGAGTGATGGCTGAACTTGGAGCATACACAGGTCTTGGATTTGCACAGGGATTGCAAAGAGAAACACAGGGACTTGCAGATATTATTACCGGAAATCTTCCAACAACAGTACCTCAGGTAAATGGTAAAGCCGCATCGGGATTACATAAATCAAGTCAGTTAAATCTTACGATTCAGATGGATGGAAATGTAGTTGGAAAGGCTGCGTTAAATACTGTAGATATGTTACAGGGTGCAAAGGTAAGTCTTACAAGAAGGGGGATAGCAAATGCGTGATTTTTCATTTAATGATATAAGGGCATCAAGTAAAGGAATGACAGTCGAAAGTATAGATATTGGCTATCCTGCGGTTAAAACAAGTGAGATACCGGTACCGTATCGTGATTCAGTAATAGATGCGTATGATCTTAACGGAATGAAAGTTTATGAGGACAGAACGATTACCGTGAAAATGTGGAAAAAGTGTTCAGACAGGGCAGAAGTGGAGAGGACTAAACATGATATAGCGGATTGGCTGTATCCACCTGCGGCAAGAAAAAAATTTATCGACAGTGCAATGCCTGATTATTATTTTTTGGCGAAAATAAGTTCTTTTGATGCATCTGCCTCAACCAGAAAGGCTTGTATTATAACAGTTACATTTAAAGCGGATCCGTATATGTATTCATCGAAAGAGGGTGTGAAAAATACTATATGAGAACTATTAGGATTGAAAACATTGAAGATGGAAAGCCTAAGCAGGAAATTATTTTTGATATGCAACCGGATCATATGGAAAGAAAATTGTCGGGAAGTATATCCAGGGAATTAAATTGTGCGGATTCTTTGTCTTTTGACATTTATCCGGATAATCCGGGATATGATATGCTTTCACCTTGTCTTACTAAAATATGGTGTGTTGATACGCCGGAAATAGAATTTTTAGGCAGGGTTCTTAAAGCAGTTCCTTTGATGGACAACACGGGAGCCATATATAAACAGGTAACCTGTGAAGGGTATCTTGCATATCTTCAGGACAGCAGTACAGAGATAGAAGCGTTTGATATGTCACCTGTCGAGCTTGCAAAGGAACTTATAGACAGGCACAACAGTAATGTACCTGAACATCAATTTATAATTGAATTTGATGCCACTGTCACAGATACGCAAAAAGCGGAGCTGTCAACATCCGGAGGAACGACATTTGATGAGTTATCAGCATTGATTTCAAAGTATGGCTGGGAAATATCGGTATCTTATAAAATGGACTTAGTCGAGGGAAAAGCATTATTCGATAAGCTGACAGTGTCAAAAAAGATTGGAAAAATATGTGGGGACAGTGTAATAGAGATTGGATATAATCTTTTGTCCTATTCATGTGAACAGGACATGAGTACACTTTGTACGAGAATACTTCCGTTAGGTCAAAAGATTTATACCGATGAGGATAATCTTGAAAGGGTTTCTATAGCCGGTGTAAATGGAGAAAATAAATATCTTTCAAAAAATGAAGATGTGTATGGTGTTATACAGCGTACTGTTTTGTATGAAGACATTAATGATCCGACTGAACTTTTGAAGGAGGCACAAAAGTATATTGATATATATTCTGTGCCGTATAGCAGTTATACGATTTCAGCCATAGACCCACATAATCTTAATGGAAATAAAGAGAGAATACAGGTAGGAAATTGGTACAAAGTTAATGCCAAAATGCTTGGAATTGATGGTGTGATGCTTAGAGTAAACAAACAGACGATAAGCCTTGACAGTCCCGCAAATGACAGTTTTAGCGTAGGCAGCACGGCGGCTACGGCATCGGGTTCTATAGCAGGTGCAGTGACAGGGGAAAAATTGAGCCTTTTGGCTGACCAGAGTAATACCAACAACATTATTGTGACAAAGCAGCTTGCCGCACAGCAGGCATGGATAAATGACCTGGTAGCAGTCAACATAACTACTGACAATCTTAAGGCAAAGGTAGCAGAGATTGACAGTCTTACGGCTAATGATGCAATCATAAAGAATATTATTGCACAGACTATTACGACTGATAATATTTCGGCGGCAGTTGGAAATATAAAAAATCTTACTTCTGAGTCGGCACTTATTAACAATATCAGAAGTACGATTATCACAACGGATTTTTCAGATGCAGTTGTCGGAAGAATGAGTGACGGAGTTATTACAAATGCTCTTATCAAGTCATTGACTGCGGATAAGATAGCATCCGGTACAATCTATACGGATAATGTTCAGATACAGTCAAAAGACGGGACTATGGTGCTGAAAGACTCTACCATGCAGATTTCTGACGGAAAGAAAGTGAGAGTCCAGATAGGTAAGGATGCAAATAACAATTATACTATTATAATTTATGATGAAAACGGAAATGTGCTCTGGGGCGAGGGTGGAATTACTGAAAATGCCGTAAGAGATGGTCTTATCAATGACAGGATGGTGGCGGATGATGCAAACATCAATGCCAAAAAGGTAAATATTCCATCTTTGGTAAGAGAGATAAACAATGGAACTGAGACTATCAAATCAAGTGCGATAAATTATGATCCTACGGGACAGAGTCTTAATATCGCATTTAATAAGATTGTGTCGCAGCTTCTTGACGACATAGGATTTAACCAGTATTACGATGCACAGAAAATGCAGGAGGGATGGATATATGTCGGAGAATACGCTCATAGTGGAAATAAATGTGCAATGGGACAGGGAACATAAGCATTATGAGTGTGACATTATAAGTTTGTCGAAGAAATATTCTTATGTAAATAATTCATTTATGCCTTTAGATGGTACGGCTTATACATTGTCAGCTTACATAAAAGGCAGAGCAATGATATATTATCCGACTGCTCTTGAAACAGGAGATGTATTTGATAATGCAGAAACAACAAGGGTAAAATACGATTTTGTGTATGACAGTACAAAAGGAAAGCCGGTATTTACTCCGGCAGATGACGACGGAGTAATAGAGATATATGCGATAAAACTTGAATATGGCGGAGCAATGACAGAATTTTGTCTGAGTGCTGATGAGGAAGAAAGAGAAGGCAGGGTTCAGATGGCAAACTTTGAAGTGAGCAACACAAACCTTAAGTATGAACTCTATGAAAAGAATGAGGAAAATCAGCAGAAATTTTCGCAAATAGATGTGAACATTGATGGTATTAAGGAAGCTGTCGGAGTGATCCAGGGAGATTATGTAACAAGTGCAGCATTAAATCTTAAAGCAGATGAGATAAATGCAAAGGTTTCTGAGACATATCAGACAATAGATGGCATGAATAATTATGCAAAGGCGTCAGAACTTGCATTGAAAGCAGATGTTGCCACACTTGGAAACTATCAGACGATAGCTGGGATGAGCAGTTATGCCACTACAACATGGGCACAAAATCAAATAAGCAATAAGGTTTCTGTCGGTGATGTGTGTAGCGAGATAAATCAATCATCAGAGCAGATTGCACTTAATTCAAATCGTTTGGTTGTTAATAGCACAAACTTCAAACTTGACGGTTCGGGAAATGGCTCAATTGGTGGATGGCAGTTTGGCAATGGATATATGTATTCAGACGGAGAAGCATTTATTTCAACACATTCCAGAACTGGGTATTATAGCTGGGATGGGTTTCCTTATAAAGCAACTATAATGCAGGGTAAACTTATATGTGGAATCCAAAGCGGAGCTTTAGACGAGGCTGTTCCTGATACGACAAGGGGATATTGTGATTTTTCAGTTGCCGGAATTTTTGCTAAAGATAAAAAAATGAGCAGCGGGTATTTGTTTGCTGTAGGCACTGAAAATGGAGTTGTGACAACAAACACAGGAGCATTTACGGCATCAGACAGACGATTAAAAACAAATATAACTGAAATAGATGAACAATATGCCAATGATCTGATAGACGGATTAAAACCATCAACATACACAATGATAGATGGCAAAAGAACTCACAGCGGATTTATAGCAGATGAAGTTAAAATGACTGCTGAGAAAGTTTTGGGTACGGTAGATGATTTTGCCGCATATGCAACAGTTCAAATTGATGAAGATAAAAAAGACTATGCTGCATTGCGGTATGAGGAATTTATCGCACCTCTGACGAAATATTGTCAGTGTTTAAAAAGAGATTTGAAGCAGGAAATAGAGGGAAACAGACAACTGCAGTCTGAACTTCTAAAACTGCAGTGTGAAGTTATGACAATAAAAGCAAAATTGGAGGAAAAATAATATGGTTATAATGAGAAAACACAGAGTTAAATCATCAGATAAATTTTAGAAAGGGGGCAGTTCATGAACATACCGGTAACATTGAATGTAAAATCTGCAAATGCAATACCTGTAATATCTTGTATGCAGGGAGATACACCGACTATTGTTTGTACGGTAATGAATGACACGGAAAAATTTATTGTTGATAAAGCTGAATTTGATTTGTGTGTTTGCGAGGGTGAAACGGCTAAGCATAAAGCAGTAACGATAAATGCAAGCACAAACGGAAATACTGTCAGTGTCAAAATGACAAAGAATGAAACTGATGAAGCAGGAGATATAAAACTTTGCATCAGATTTTCAAATACAAAGAATAACACTGTGATAAGTACATTTCCGTTTATTCTTAAAGCTACTCAAAATCCATCGTATTCTGCTGTAGGGCAGATGGATGATGTGAGTGCCTTGACTGATTATGTGGCAGAGGCAAAAAAGTATGCTGATAATGCAAAGGAGACAACAGCAGATGTTAGCACATTGGCACAAAAAACAACAGAGAAAGCACAAGAGGCAGAAAGTTCAGCGACTGCTGCAAAGGAGAGTGCTAATATAGCAGACAATAGAGCAACAGAAGCACAGGAAGCAGCAGCGGCAACATCGAAGAGTTCAAGTACGGCAACATCTGCGGCTGAATATGCAGCAAGTTGTCAGAAAGAGATAGAACAACTTGCATCTGAAGTTGAAAATAATTCAAACATTGCAAAATCTTATGCTGTTGGAGAAACATCGGCGAGAGATAATGAAGATATTGACAATGCAAAATACTATTCAGAGCAGGCAAAAAATTATGCAGACAAAGCACAACAGGCAACAAAACAGATAGAAGTTGACAGTGAACTGTCGGAAACGAGTACAAATCCTGTTGAGAATAAGGTGATAAATGCTGAGATTGATAATTTACAACTTCAAATAAACGATATCGGACAAAATGATACTTTAGCTCATAATTCAATTCATACTTCAATAGACAAGGTGAGTCAAGAGGAAAATATAACAAGAGGGATTTTAACTCAGTGGCAAGAACAAGGCAGAATACCAAATGGCATTGTAAACAACCTTGTTACGACCGAAGAGGGATATGTTGCGGATGCCAGACAGCTAAATAAAAGTGTTGAGAATAGCTTTGCGTATGAGATGGATAAAAGTATCTCTGCGATAAATAACAGTTTAAGCAAAAACTTGAATAGAAATTATCAAGTTATTTTACCAGCAACTAAAATAGGTAAAAGTCAATATCATAGGGCTAATTTTCCAAATATTAATGTTGATGGCACTATGTTATACTGTAGAATAATAGATAATAACCACTGCCAATATAATCTTATGGATATGGGTGATTTTCTTATTCTTCCATTGTTTCGAGATACATCAAAATATGGCTGGCGTATTCTTGTTGATTCTGACGGGTCATATGTTTCGATATATTATGATGCTACAAATAAACAAATTATTGTATATTCAAGTTATGATGATGCGGAAGTTGGTCTATGGGCATTCAACTGGAAATTTTAATAATGCTATTTACAATGATAAAAAAGCATACCACAAAGAGAAAATAAAATAAACCATTCATTAAAGAGCTTCATAGCTCTTATTTTTATACAAAGAAAAGAAAGGAATAAAAACATTATGAAAATCAAATTAAAAGACAACACAGAACTTACCGTTACCGAAAGCAGCACAGCAACAAAAATCACAGCAGATTTTTCTTCTGCTGAAGATATTGAAAACTTCCGCAAGAAACTGACTGACGAAAATCTGTCAGCATTTAGGTACATAAAAGACGATACTGGCGAAATCATAGGCGAGTACAAAAATTATACTTTTGAAACAGTGTCATATCTGTATTCAGAGGAAAAGAGTGTTTTTGAATCGTCATTTAACATCCGTCAGCTCAGCAATATCGAGGTGAGAATTGCAGCAGTCGAGGCATGGCAGACTACTCAGAATGATGCCATTGCCGAGATGTCAGAGGTTATTTATAGTGAATAACTATATTTGAATATACAGTTGAAAGTGAGGTGAGATAGAATGGCGAAATTTTGGTCTGAGAGAATTGCATACGATTTAAATCGTATTGATGAAGTTCCGGCGAAGTTAAGAGAAAAAGTAAAAAAATATATCGAACAGCATAGTGAAGCGTAAAGGCTTCTTTTTTAATGCCTAAAGGCAGGAAAGGAGACACAAATGGCAGCATACGCAATAGAAATAATAATAGCAGTTATTTCAATGTTTGGAACAGCAAGCGGAGCATATTTTGCAAATAAGAGGTCAACGGCTCTTGTAGCATACCGCTTGGAGCAGTTGGAGAAAAAGCAGGATGTACATAACCAGGTAATCGACCGGGTTTATGAGCTTGAAAAATCAGTAGCTTTAAATTCGGAAGATATAAAAGTAGCAAATCACAGAATAGAAGATTTAGAAAAGAAATAAGGAGGTTTTTATTTATGTTTAAAAATTGTGTGTTGAAGGTAAGTGTTGATACTCAGAAATGGGTGAAATCTGCGACAGTCAGAGCGATTAAAACAATGGCTCAGACTGCAGTTTCTGTAATCGCAGTTGGAAGCACGGTGGCAAATGTTGATTGGAAACTGGCAGCATCTTCCGCAGTAGTAGCCGGAGTTGTAAGTATTCTGACATCAGTTGCAGGACTTCCGGAAGTAAAGTGTGAGGAATAGAATAAATAAGAATGTAAAGTACATGGAAAGTGAGGAAAAAATAATATGGCAAAAATAAAAGCAGTAACAGTACATGGAGGACACAACCCACAGGGTAAAATAGCTTGTGGGGCATCTGACTATATTGACGAGAGCAGAGAGGACAGAATTATTACCAAAAAGGTAATAAGACTTTTGAAAAAGAATCGTATCAAGGCATATAATTGTACCGTGAACAACGGAACAAGCCAGACGGATGTGCTCAGGAAGATTTGTACCAAGTGCAATTCAAAGACGAGAGATATTGACATCTCAATTCATTTCAACTCAGCAGCTCATCAGAAAGTAACTGATAGAAAAACGACGGGGACTGAGGTCTGGGTGAGAGATACCTCCGGTATCAAAGGAGATTTGTCAAAGAGAATATGCAACCAGCTTTCAAAAGTAGGTTTTAAGAACCGTGGTGTAAAGACAACATCGGGATTATGGGTTTTAAATAAGACAACAAAGCCGGCACTTCTTATTGAGGTGTGTTTTGTATCTGACCCTGACGATGCAAAACTTTACAAGAAGAACAGAGATGCCGTAGCAAAAGCTATAGTGCAGGCGATTCTTAATTATAATAAGGTGCATTGAGTTTGAATGTAGAAAATTGTCAATTTATATGATAGAATAGGTTCGTTGCCATCTCCTATACCGGCAAGGGAAGGAGGTGTTTACTACGGAGTATATAGCAGCTCTTTTTGTCACTGTTATGGGTAGTGTGATTTCTCATTACATTATCAAATGGTTAGATGGTGATAAATGATTGGC